GTGTAACAGGAAGTACAGGTTATACAGGACCAACTGGTGTAACAGGAAGTACAGGTTATACAGGACCAACTGGTGTAACTGGAAGTACAGGTTATACAGGACCGACTGGTGTAACAGGAAGTACAGGTTATACAGGACCAACGGGTTTCGCTGGATTTACAGGTTATACAGGACCAACGGGTTTCGCTGGATTTACAGGTTATACAGGACCGACTGGTGTAACAGGAAGTACAGGACCAACAGGATATACAGGACATACAGGACCAACTGGTTTAGCTGGATTTACAGGCCCAACAGGGTTTACAGGAAGTACTGGCCCAACGGGGTTTACAGGAAGTACTGGCTCTACAGGTCAAACAGGTCCAACAGGCTCAACTGGAGACATAGGACCGACTGGCGCGACCGGGGTTACAGGATTTACGGGTCCGGCTGGGTCATCTACATGTCTAACGTTAGATCTCCAACGCTCCCCTGTAACTCCGATTAATCATGATGGTAGTTGTTATATAGGTATTCAAGTAGCACCAGCAACTGTAAATCTGATATCAGTAGCTAGTTACGGATATGGTAAAATGTTATATCTCAAGGATGAGACAGGAACAGCTAATGGAGGTACTGAACTAATTACTATTAATCCTACAGGTACTGATATGTTTTATTCCAGTGGAGCTGGTACACCATCAGCCACAGCTGTTATAAACACTAGGGGAGGGGCGTTACAGTTACTGGCATTATCAAGTTCGACGATAACGGCTACAGACGGTTGGTACTTAATGAGTCAATAAATATGATGTATATTAATTAATATACCTCTTTAGAATACCTCTTTAGCATAATTCTTTAGAACAATTCTCTCCAGGAAAAACTGGCTCCATTTTCATTAGTGGCGTTAGTAGTCAATGCAGCTATAGTAAAACTTTCACCAGGATACAACGATAATAAGTCAGAAGTCAATTCTATAACCTGACTGTCAGATTTTCCTATATAAAAAGTGTAGATAGTAGCCGTATTAACTCCTGTAGTTATAGTAGCTAGTGTGGTTGAAAACTCAACCACACTTCTATTAGTATTAACGTCAGTATAAACAAAAGCGTTAGTAGCATTTCTAATAACATCGAAACGTACAGGCTTATTTCCTTCTGATGATATTGAAAGCAAATCAATCATTATAGGTGTGTAGTTATTTATACCTGCAAATGTGGTTCTATTTCTGATAGTCAATATACTTTGCAGTACAGAACTACCTACACTAGCACTATTTAAACTGGAATATTTAATTCCAGGTCTCAATAGAGGATTTCCTTCCAAATATATAGCTACACATGCTACTCTGAGTGTCATAGCTGTGGAAGTTGCCCCATTGGTTAGACTAACTCTTCCGTAGAATGCAGGTTGGGCTAAACTTACAGCTGTATTAGCATTTGGATATCTGATAATATGAACTAATACCGGTAGTGAAGTTATAGGATCTTCGATGAAAAATTTAATACCACCGTAAGCCAACCATTGTAACTGTGTAATGTATACATTACCAGTTTGAGGATTTAATATCATTTTACTGGGACCGTTACCATCCATAGTATCTACATTCCAGGAAGATTGAGGAATATAATTATTTACTCCTCCACTTCGATGCAATATTGAAAAGGTCGTACCATTGTATCCAAAATAATAACCATTATCTGTATTACCAGCTCCTAATAACTGAGTAGTACCTGATACGCCAGAATTAAAAATTCCAGTTGCATATATTCTCAATCCAGTACCAGGTAAATATTTAGTTAGACCTGTACTTTGTAATAATGCTGTACCTGCTGAAGCCGCTGTAATTAGATTTCCCATAGAATTACTTTGTGTGATGGTAGCCGTTCCTGTAACTGTGGAAGTGGCGATACTACCGTTAATATTATAAATAAATGACATAATAGTAGAAGGGGTCTTCTCTGTGACAGACAGATCACCGAAAGCATCAACCGGACTAACGATATTGACTGGCGTTGGTGTAATTGTAGAAGCGGGGAAACTAGAATTGGGTGCATCTTGGCTAGAAACTAGAATAGTCTGTAGTCGAAAAATAGATTGAGCAGATGTTCCATTAGTATATACTATTCGCATATAAGCCTCTACCACTTGTAATATTATACTGAAAGGTGTACCTCCTGTTGTATTAAAATTAAAAACGAAGTCCCAATTAGTCCCATCTGGACTGAATTGGACGGATAATCCATTCGTTGCAGAACTTGAATCAGTAAATAGAGACACTACTACCGATTTATATATAATAACTTCTTCTGAAGATCCTGTGAAAACGCCACTCGATCCTAAAGGTGTAGTAGTGCTGTTAACCACACTAACATAGTTGATATTTCCAGATGTACTTGCTTGCATTTTTATATATAAGAATTCTATTTATATATAAAACAAAAGATGGCTACTCAGATAAATCTTAGTTCATACAAGGTGTTTTGCATAACAGAAAATGTAGATGTGTTTACATATGGATATCAAGAAACGCCACCAACTGTTTGTCCGCACGATTTAACGCATACAATCGATACCAACAGTATTGAAGTTGTCAATACATATCAAATTCCAGGTATGTTCATCGAAGTGGATAAGTCTCAAACTGGAGGAAGCATGCTCACATATGGAATTACAGGCACTTTCCCAGCTTGCCCTCCAGGCACTGTTCAAACATTTGGTATAAATTCGCTCCCTTTTGTTATTCGTATAATGACGCTGACTATTAATCCTGGTTCGGAGAATTTATTAGACACGTTTGATTTTTTTAGTGCTCCTAACACTGTAATAGGAACAAGTACAGCCGAACTAACTGCTGGCCAAAATATTGTTGAAGTAAGCGCTTCAGTATATACTAATATTAAAGTAGGTTATATGTTAAGAATAACAGGAGGAGGTAATCAAGAGGAATTCAGATTTGTCATAGCTAAAGACACGTTAGCAGGACCGATATATCAGCTTACATTGGAAACTAATGCAGTTAATACATATCCTGCAGGATCACTGATCGATATGAGCATACCCCGTGTTTATAATCTTAAGATTAAGTCTTCTAATCCTATTGTATTTTCAGGGAAAGCTCCTGGTACATCACTCATTCCACCCAGCTTAACAGCATTAATGAAATACACCAATAACGACGGCGTTCCTAAGGAAATTAATATGGTGTTTGATATATTCTATTAATTCGTTCTATTAATTTGTTCTATCGATCTACCTTATTAACTTATGAAATATAAATTTATATTTCAATATTTTAACTGGAACTAAACAGCGATTTAAGAGCAGCATCTCCATATTCACCAGCAGCCTGTGATAGAAATGATGCAGTTTGCTGTCCCTGTGGCGTTGATGTATATTTACTAACTGAAGGACTATTAAGAAAAGAATTACCTAAACTGTTAACTAGATCTTTACCTTGGTTAATAGTTTGTTGACTGGGAGAATATCCCGACGAACCTGTAGGAGGAGCCATAGCAGGATATTCTCCTGTCGAACCTGTAGGAGGAGCTTGCGACATTGCTGCTAATGCCAATAAATCTTCACCACCACCTTGTCCTTGTTGCACAGGTGGAGGTTCCTTTTTACCACCAGTAGACTTAAATACCAGTAATAATAAGAATAATACTAGTCCCACAATTAGTAATAGCCCTATTATAGCAGTTATAACGCCGGCTATATAATTCTTTATCTCCGCTGTAGCGGAAGCTTTTACACTCTGTTTAATCTTATTACTGATATTAACTACATTCGAATTGTTAAATACGCAATTTTGTGATAACTGTGTAGTATCGTCAAAACTAACATCAACTGTCATGTCAGTAGAACCTTGACAGTCGATAACATTAGTTTGATTAGTGGTAATATCAGTAATACACGAATTGTAAAAGGCAGTACTCATCGTGTTTGATAAATTAATATAAGAATTTGAGATGTTAATAGCATCCGAATATGTTAGAAGTTCAAACTGCTGATTAATAGCTGAAGCTTGTAATTTGGCAGCTTGAGATAAATCATTGGAAACATTATTTTGTACATCCGTACTGGCATAACAGCTCATATCTACCTGCGTTTCTATATTTGCACTCACGGTAACATTACAACCAATACTGGTACCTCCCCTAATAATATTATATTGGCCAGTAGTTACATTTGTAGAACATTGATTAGTCGAAGTGGTTATGCTATTAGTCATAACATTTATCGTCTGATTGACATAATTTTCAGCTATCGAGCTACCCATCTTGTATATGAATGTTATAATACCGAATATATACGTTATTTTGTTAGACTAATAAAAAGAATATTGTACAATATTTTATCTACCTTTAAATAAAAATGGCTTCATCGGAAGAACCATATCCTTATGCTGATACGCCTGAGTATCCAGCTGCTCCTATACAACAGCCACAAAATAATCAAGATGTAACTCCAAAAAAGAAAAAGAAAAATCACGATATAATGATTGTAATGCTGATTTTATTGATCGTGGCTATAATAGGATTTATTATAGGTTTTATAATTGTTTGGAATAGATGGATTAAATTCGATCCAAAAACAGACTGAGTGTATATAAGTGTATATAAATTTATATACATCTATTTATTTGTATCTATTTATTTGCATCTATTTATTTGTATCTATTTATTTGCATCTATTTATTTGTATCTATTAGTGACAAGGATCGGAAGCTATAATGAAAGAAATAGATCCAGGATATACTGTAAAACTTTCACCGTTACTTACGTTGTTAGATGTCCTACTACTATTCAAATACCACCTTAACACGTTATTATTGTCTGAAGTGACTTCAACTATAGATAGAGCATCGCCACCTTTAAAGTTCACCATATAAGATCCATATACACTCTTCTTAGGAAGACCTCGAAAAGATTGATTTATATATAAATATGCAATACCCGAACTATCAGTCTGACCGGTAAAGCCTTCCCACTGTAGTGTCACAACGTTACAATTGATAGCTACTGCGATCTTAATATCGCCACAAGTGTTTCCGTTTATTAGAGCTAGATTACGTACAGGTCTAACGATCGCGCAAAAATCATATAATGCGTTGACAGCAGATGTACATTTACCTCTATTATCACAACAATCGTTAGTGGAACATCCGTTACTTGAACAGCCATAACTGCTATATGATGTGTGACATTTTCCTTTCTTTTTGTATTTCTTCTTGCAACTGCCACATTTTCCACATCCTCCACAATCAGAACTAGAAGAAGAAGAAGATTTAGCTTCTACTATCAGTATTCTGGGTTGCGCGATTGAACAACCACTAGACGATGAACTACATGAACTGTCACTCAATGTACACGTCTCAGTACAGGTAATGGTATTAGTAGAACTTTCAGTACATCTAGATTTGCACGTAGAGCACGTACCTGTAGATCCTGAACAGTTGCAAGATGAACTATCGTCGCACATTTTTTTGGCGATCACAATTTTACGTTTATCTTTTGTCATATTTAATAATCTTGTATATAATTCAGTTTGAGAATATACTTTCGATAATATCGACTACCTCTTTATAAGTATCAACTGTTTTTATTAACCACCCTTCATGTGTATCAATGTCACTATCTTCTCCTATGTATAACATTGCTTTAGCATTATTACTATTTTTGTCATCCATCTGGCCATAAAGGAAAGAAACGTTATCGGCAGCGAAACGATATTCCCATTTAGGCTCATACAACCCGTTTCTAAGTTTGACTAAATTCCACCTATCTATAAAATCGTCTATATTGTTAACTCCATCTAGCGATATAACACCTCTATTATAATAATCTTTTAACGTGTTATTTATTTTGTCGTGTATATCTTGCCATCTAGAACTAAAATTGGCAACTCCGTCGAAATCTACAAATATTGATCCGTCTTTATACATACCACATTCTAATTTTGGCAAAATAGTTTTTAACCATTGTTCTGGATATTCATCGTGTGAAATATCATAGACTAGGCAATATGGATATAGATCTATAAAACTGTATAGATGTCTATTTATTAAACGTGAAATATCATCGTTTAGTATGACTTTATTACCTCCTTTATAGATATCCATAGTTGCTGACATCACATTTTTATTTTCTCGTGTAGAAAATCCGATATAATATGTATTATCGATTGAATTTATGAAAGGGGCTATATTATTCTTTAAACAGAATAAATGATAAGGGGTATAATTAGATCTAGATACAGGAGACGGTAGATAGTTATTAATCTCTCTATAATATGGTAACATGATACCTACAACTTGAGAAACTTTAAACTCATGTTCCAAGATCGCATCATCGTTAACACATAAAGTACAGGACGCCATTTATAGATACATAATATTATCTATAAATTAATCATGGCGGACCCGAACTTAAATACAGGAGAAAAAAGTAGTAATAGTGTTAATATAGGTGACGCTATGAGTAAATTGAACTCTGGAGATATTGGTAAGAAAATAGAAGAAATCATGGGTAACGAAGAACTTATGGGTCAATTAAGCGATGTTATGTCCAGCAATCCTGATCTGGCAGCTATGGCTCCCAAAATGGCTGGTGATCCGCGAGTTAATCAATTCTTACAAGATAATCCTGACATGAATCGGAAGAAAGCTCTTGAGATGAAGAAACAGATGAATAAAACTGCATATCTTAAGAGACAAAAAATGGCCAAAGTGGAAGGTTGTCTGATCAATGCTGGTAGGAAGCTTAAACCTGTAGTTATTGTTCTTAACAATGGAGAACCTGATCTGAAAGAGATAGTTTCTCATATCGGAGGTAAACATGTGAATAAGAAAGAGATAGATAACTATGTTGTATACTACGATGACGAATCTAAAGTTAGAAATAAGAGAGTAACTAAATCGTTAGGTAACGATATTACAGGAGGTATAGTTATCGTTTTAGCTAAAGAAGGTAATCTGAGCGTTGCAAACTTTGAGAAGTTTGAGAAATCATAGAGAGAATATTTCTATAGCCTAAAGAAAGAGGATATGCTAAAGTGTATATTGCTATAGGCTAAAGAAAGTGGAAGTGCTAAAGTGGAAGTGCTAAAGTGGAAGTGCTAAAGTGGAAGTGCTAAAGTGGAAGTGCTAAAGTGGATATATTAATTAATATATCATTTGACCTTGTATTTAGAGAGTTTAAACTTGAATAAACAATATTTTTCATTCATCCATTCTTCATTATTATCATTATCTTTATCTTCTGGAGATATAATAGGATATTCTTCTGTAGAATGCTTATTCTCTTTGAATGGTCGAAACGTACGCATATCTCGTATAGCAGTCATCTTATCTCTGTATATTTCGAGTGTCGTAGTATCACCTATGAAACTACCATGAGTTAATATCCACACATATAAATCTTCTGCCTCTGACATTTTTATGTATTACTATATCTTATAATGTAACAATTTCACTATAAGGTATAACATGACAAAAGATAGTATAAGTTGATAATATAGTAGCTATAGTAGTCATTAAATGGAATAATTCATGAAACTCTAAAACACCTGGTATGAGATTGGGACGCTTGAGTATGTACACTATAGCGCCTGAAGTATAACATATAGCTCCCAGGACAGAATATATAAATACATCCGGACTTCTATTCATAATATTAAATATACAGCTAACATCAAATAATGCTGACCAGCCCACCATGATATAAGGAATAGCTATAATATAATTTGGCGCATTAGTATATAAGAGACGTGACAATATACCTAATATTGTTCCACCATATAGACAAATTAGCATATATATTCCTACATCTGGTATGATGGTATTAATATATACCCAATATGTAGCCACGATATTAATATAAATAGCTATATGATCTATTTTTCTAATAGTTGGTAACCAATTCTCTGACCAAATGGGTATGTGAAGTAGAGCACTAGTCGAGAAATGTAAAATGGTACAGAATAAATATGCATATATAACCACTAATAGTTTTTCAGGAACATACAGTAATATCAACGGACATATATATACATACAGTATAGCCGCTAAAAGATGTATTTTACCTTTTAGATACGGTCTATTACCTCTATTCATCTTGGACAATGTTTGTTTAATTAATACATACTTCAATAATGTAATTTCTGGCATCTTTAAAAATGATATTCTAATAATGTTACCGAGATATAAAAATATATCTCGTCTACTATTTCCTAACAAGACACAATGGCAGTTTCTGATATTCCAACTGTTCCTTCATGGATCGAAGAAGAAAGATATAGACCCTATTTTGATTACTTTCCTAATCTTTCTAACGATGAGAGAGTTGATGGTATGTTAGCTTTTATGAAGTTTATCTGGAATACTTCTGACAATGATCCTGAAGATACATGGAATTGGTGTATCACCGTTCCTGTCGAATGTGTTCCAGTTAGCGATAAACTAACAGAATGGCGTAATAGGTGGCATGAAGTATTAACTAAATATTATGCTTTGGAGAGAAAAGTTTATGATGGTATTATATTTAGTAGTATTATCAAAGATGAAAACGAAGATGGTAAATATCTATTACAAATAGAAGATCCAGAACAACGTCTTGGCAAAGGTGATATCCTTTATAAAGGACTTCTCAATAAACATGAAGCTAAGGAATATCTCAGGTTGATAGTACCATGCAAGCCAGAGAATAGATTACACTTTAACGTCAAATGTTAAAGTGGATGCGCTAAAGTGGAATTGCTAAAGTGGAATTGCTAAAGTGGAATTGCTAAAGTGGAATTGATATTATATTAACTAATATAATTAAAAAAGACGGATTTGTCAGAGTTTCAGGATGGTCAGAGATATCAGTTCTTGATAGATTGGTATCCTATACCATATACATTCAATCGAAAGGTAGAGATTAGACAGTACGTTTTAGCGTTATATAAAAATGAAATTAAAGAGAAGTGCAGAGAACTATCTGAGGATAAGCTACATGTGTATAGTATCAAAGAAGGAGAAGAGCCTAAAGTGAAGAAGTACAAATATTATAAGAAGACATTAGAATTATTTTATGGTAATAATAGGCTGAATAACTTCTATGTAGGAAGATGTCATCAATTCATAATAGATAGTTCTAAATATGATCCAGGATTTTTTGACAATATAATATCTGAAGCACAGAGTATATGGTGTGATGATTGTAGTAAATGGTTTTATGGCGATCATAGATGTAGTTGTGGTAGTAGGAAGATATATTTATATGTTGAAACATTAGGCATTACACTCGACGATACTAGTATCAGTGTATATCCTCAGACTGATTAATATTGGTATTAATTAATACCAATATCTCCTAGAAAAATATAATATTTTTCTCTCAATATCCCCATTGACGTGTATCATTCAGAGTGTAAGCGTTATCTACATTCTTACCGGCTTTAAGGTCGTGTGATGTTCTACCAATATGAATATGATGTAGACCGATCAAGAAAGCAGATCTAAAACCGTTGGCAACATAACGATTAGCATAACTCCTCTCAAATTCTCTTTCCATTTGATACTCACCTATCAGTTTCCAAATATCAGTTCTAAACAGACTAGGCCTAAACGAGAAATGTGGCCAGTGTGTGTTACTTTGTCTTCCGAGTGTTGCCATATATTGGTCGTATTCTGGAGTTCCCATTGGATAATGTACATGTACTCTAAATTTCTTACCAGACTTAGTTTTCATTATCTCACCTCCACCGATATTGGGTAAATCGCTAGGAATTTCGCCATAGTTTTCATTAAATAGTACTTGTCTAATATCATCATTCTCTAGCATTATTCTCATAGAAGGCTTGATATAATTACGGTGACAGAAGAATTCGTGATCGTCTTCTAAATGAAGACAATATGGCGTTTCTACCATGTCTTTAATCATATTCATAGAAATCGGATGTCCTTTGTTGTCTTCATTTTTCTTAACCATCTCAACGAAAGGATACATATGTTCCATCTTATGTCTATCCTCTTCGCTACTATTATCATCAATTATCAAAAACCTATCAATCAGTTCGATATCCTTACACGCATTGAGGAAAGAATTAAATGTTCTTTCAAAGAGATCAAATCTTTTACATGTAGTCATAGTCAATGTTACCAATTTTCTTTTCTTTCGTTCAGGATTATTGAGCTTAAGAATAATATCTTGTGGGAAGAAGTCGAGTCTATCTTTAATCTTATCTATAGAGAAATGTATATTACTTTTAAGTCTGTCCATATTAGATAATTCGTTAGTATATGACGAATTGAGAAGCTTATACTGGATATGAAATGCTCTGTAGAAATTATTTGTATAGTAGGCAGCTACAGAAAATAGGTCCATTAACCTTAGACTAGGCTTCTTCTTGTCTTCGATTAGCTTACCCTTACCTTTATCCTTACCTTTCAAGTTCATATCAATCAATGTATCTTCAGATTCCAATTTATCTACATCGTCTTTGTACCATTTATTATCATTAAACCATTCGATGCCATCAGCCCATTCTATCAAAATAAGCTCACATTTATGATAAGCTACTGGATATTGACCTTTCTGGTTGAGTTGATCAATCTCGGCTTCTGTATTCTCATGATACAGGTTTTCTATCTTTAGCAATTTGGACATTTTACATTAAGAATACATTCCTATATAATATATAAGTTTATATATTTTGTTTAGTCTGTATTAATATTTTGATTTTTATCCGAATATCTTCGATCTTGTATACCTTTATCGTTTAAGTATACAGACATACGTTCGATTAATGTCGTCACAATCATATCACTATATTTCATGTTCTTCTGAATGCATTCGATGCCGCAAAAACATCCTACCCAACCTCCCATTTTCAACGGCTTTCTAATAGCATAGTGCCTAAATTCTATCCCTCCACCGCATTCTTGACATTTACCTGTATACCAATCTACATCAGGAACACCAAATTCGTCATAGTCTTGAATATCACCATCGTCGTGATTATTTTCTGCTTCTGAACAGTTACATAATAACATTCTACAGCCACCATATCTCTCACAAACTGTACCGTCAGGTATAGGTTCTACTTTTTGATCAAAACTAGTATTATTAGGACCATATATTAAGAATAATATATCGTCATTTTTTGTATCTACAACGATGGGCTTATATGTAGCATTAACAGATTGTTTCAATAAAACATTCTCGTTATAATCGTTAACTCTGATTAATTTATGTTCTAAGGTTGAAATAGCATAATGTGATGCCAACATTTGATAAGCAAATTTGTCATCATGTTCTACTTCTTCTACTCCTTGATTGATCATTTCCTTTATAGAGAGTTCGGTAAACTCGTCGGGAGACATTATCGATACATCGGGATATTTGGGTATATCTAAATCAGATTGTAATGGTATAGAATCGTCTTCTGCACCGTTAACAATCCAGGAGGGTTTATCCTTAACAGGCTCCAATTCACTGGTTTCTCGTTTAACATATTTATAGATATACTTGTTAAGGCCCTGTGGATCTGTAAATAAATAATTATCTAATTTTAACAACGTTTCGTAGCTGGGTTTACCAAAAACCTTCTCAGCGTTGACACATCCTTCGTAAGATAATGGTGAAATTGGAGCCGCATTAATCCCTTGTACAGTCAACTCAAAAGTTGCTGTAATAGTAGACCCTATGAAAGATAATATGTGCTCTTTTAGACCACTCCTCATCAAATATAGCGACAAAGTTGGTATATTAGTAGAGGTGCTATTAACGTCGTCGAAATAATTAAACAACAAATCTACGAAACTAGATTCTCCGAAAGTATACACTTGATGTAGCAAGACATCCAATAATAATACTTGTTCTTCGGCAGGTATATATTCTAGAGCGATTGTGCCAAGATATTTGACTATATCTTCCTTGTCTCCTATCCTGATAGCATCTAGGATGCTATCCATCGCCATTTTGGCATTGCTAAATTCAAGCTGAGGATCCATTTTATAGAAAAGAGAGATTATATACTTAATCAATTTTTACGTTTCTTCTTCTTCTTCTTTTTATCGTTATTTCCGATGATGTCTTTTGTGCCAGTCCAATGATTATTTCTACTGTCAATAAAGTTTAATACATCATTGATTTCATCATCTTGTTGTGTATCCATATCGTCCAAAATATTAGGTCTAGGCGGATCTTGAATCATAGTATTGGTATTAGTATTTTCTGGTATCTCTTGTAATATACTATTACTTAGTCCAAAAGAGGTAGGGTTCAAGCCTTGATCTAATTCTACATCGACAGCATTTCCTCCAACTATTTTCTTAGGATCTAATTGTGTAGGGATAGCTCCTATATTTATAAGGGATTCTTGGAAAACCTGACCTGCTAATATAATAAAACCTATTAATATACCAGTTACAGCTAGGGCATATGCAAACATATGTAATGTATTTCTCTCATCGAGACCGAAAGTCTTCCTTGCCAAGTTCCTAAAGAAAATAACCCATAAATCTACTAACACCCATATAACTAACAGTACAATAAAAACCTCTATTACATGTAGATCACCAACCTGTTTATTAGGTAAGGGTATTTGGCCTTGAGATAAAAATGGGTTTCCGTTTGCGCTATCCATTTTATTAGATTTTTAAAAGATCAATATGGATAGAAGTAATCTGACATCTACATTGTTATCTATTTTAGATAGCAAGAAGAAACGAAAATTGAGTCCTGAATTGTTTGTTGATAAAATTAGCGTTACAGAGACATATCTAATATATAGAGCTCTATACGATGGATTTTTAGACTTAAATGATACATTAAAAGTATTGATAGATCGTACTATTGACAATACCTATTTAGCACCTATATCTTTCTGTCTCCGCATGGAAGGAAATCCTAATTTGTATTTACAATTAGATTCTTACGGAGATATACATATCATATCTTACGTTTTTGTTAAGATAAACTATGAACCTTTGAGAGACAATATAATATATATGTTATTGTTGGCCGGATCTAATACACAGTTAAAGAATTATAAAAATAGTCCAGAAGATATGTCTGTATCTCAGTGGATAAGAGCATATTTTCCCAAAAATAAATTAGATGTAGGTGTAGTATATTCTAATTTACAAGCCAATAATATTTCATCATATATCAGAATTCCTGCTATATTGATGAATAGATATGATATGTCTAATACTGATCAGATACCAATAAACGTCGAAGAAAATGAGATTGTTATTTTAGCTAGATCTGACAAGTTTTACAAAGACATTGCTAGTATTAAAAATGCTATATCTTTTTATAATGCTAGAGCATTTTCTTATTTAGTTAATAAGATCAGTCCTAATTATCTAATGTCTAATCAACTATTAATAAAAATGTTTAATAATAGAGATAATGCTTATATTCTTCAAGAACTATCTTTCATGTTAGCACTTATTTTAAATAGAGGTGTGTATATGGATTTAGAACAATATAGAATTGTAAAAACGTTAGGAAAGGTCACACTTCAAATGATAGATAAAGCGTATAAAATACCTTATTGGAAGAAAACATGTTCCAATATTGCAGATAAGAATGTAAACATAAGACTAAAAGCGTTAGCTATATCGTTAGGTGTGGACGATGACGATAAACAGACAGTATGTTCAAGTATTGATACTATAGCCAGATCAGACCCTCAGAAAGCCATAATAGCTTCTCTTAGAAGACAAAAAACTATTATGTTAGGAGAAATAACTAATATCAGTGAGCTGATAGGAAAACCGCCCAATATGGTTTGTAGAAATAGATCAGATTTTGATATAGATCCTATGGGATATAATAATTTAGACGTTAGCAGTTATAGAGATTCTACAGGTGCTATCTGGTGTTTCCAATCCGATATATATACAGATCTTATATTATCTAGAAATAATCCATACACAGGTCAACGCTTATCTGACAATTTTCTATCTATGATAACGGCCAAATTAGAAAAACTTAAAAAGTTAGGCGTATATAAGACCATGCCTATAAATGAAGCTTTAGAAGAACTAAAAAATCCTGACTATTTTAGTAACGATTTGTCAGACGACATGTTACAATCCATGTATAGAATATTGTCTATAAACGGTATTGACATTGGAAGGATAGATACTATGTCAAATGATAAATTACAAAATATATTGAATAATTCTGGTATAACTGTAACACTATCAGTGTTCGCTCACAAACATGCTATGTATACCTTGTCTTGGATCTTCGAGTTATCCAACGAAGAAGAATTAAGCGACTTATTAACACAAATGCAAATGGCGTAAATTACTAATATTACTAATATTAGTGAAAAGTAGTAGAATAGTTTTTGGTAGCTCTCGAGATGTATATTAGTGAAATGTAGCTCTAATAGCTCTAATAGCGAAAAGTAGTAAAATATAGTAGAATAGTTGTTTGGAAGTTATTTACAACAATATTAGTGAAAGTAGTGTTTTGTTATACAACAGCTCCCGAAATGTATTTTCACTACTTTCACTACAAAACAGTCTTTTTGGACGAAACACTACAAAACAGTTAAAATAGTGTTTGCAATGGAACGAGACATTCTAGTATTATATTAGTGTTTTGTTGTAATATTATACAACAGCTCCCAAAATGTATTTTCACTA